AAAATATCAAAAATCAAGCCATTCCTCCAATCGTTCTTTGCTGGTGATGTGTGCCAATGGATAGACACAGTTCCAATGGAAGCAGGCTTTGTTTGTTATCCACCGTTCTATTCTGGCGATTATGAGAAAATGTTCCGTGTCATTGAGGATGTTATTGAGTGGCAGCCTCCGCAGTATGAGATGATCGACAAGGAAAAAATTTTTGAGATGTTTCGCAAGATGACACAGCGGCCTTATTTCATGTTTGGGACCAATGATGAGTTGCCTGAATTTAAGGATTACCTTATCGGTATGTCCCAGACTACAAACCGAGGAGTTCCGCTTTACATCTATTCAAGAGCGGAGAAGAGCAGAATAGTCATGCCATTTCAGAACGTCAGCAGCCTTATGGTAGAAAGGTTAGGCGAAGATGAGGACATGGGAAATACGATAAAGTTGTTGCCCTTAAAAAGTGAGAACTTCCGTGCTTTGCGTTCTCAGTACATGAATCCGTATATTAAGCCTGGTTCAGAAAGTGCATCATTTGGTGTCGTAGTCGACAACAAATTGATAGGTGTCTATGCCTTCTCATCGGCTCCCACGCTCTCTAATTGGTCGAAACATATTGAGACCCCCACTATCTACCTTTTGAGCGATTTCCCGATTACTCCCAGCAAGTATAAGCGTCTGGCAAAGTTGGTTTTGTATGCTGCTCTCAGCAAAGAAAGTAAGCTGTTGGCTGAAAGGCTTACCAACAGGCGATGTAGATCTCTTGTGACGACAGCCTTTTCCAAAAATCCGGTTTCGATGAAATATCGTGGTTTGTTTAAGCTCTTGAATAAAAAGCGACTTCCTGGTGTTGACGAAAACGAAACGGATATGTCCAAGCGGTATTACAACGAAGGTTACCAGCTCAATTATGGCGCCCCGATGGGACAATGGACTTTACAGGAAGGATTGGAGATATGGAAAAAGAAACACAGTCAGACGGAAGGGAAGGTTGAGGTATGACGATCAAAACGATGGAGATTGACCCGAAAGAAATTGTGTTACTGGAAGAAAACGCCAGATACATGACGCATGAGGAATTCAACCGGCTAGTTGATAATGTCCGGCGCGATGGGCAACTTTCTTCTGCGCCGTTTTTGTGCCTTGAGCATGAGGGTCCGCACGCAGGCAAATACAAATGCCTGTCAGGAAATCACCGAACAAAAGCGGCTATTGAAGTTGGTCTACCTAAAATTCTTTGTCTTGCTACAGACGATGAGCTTACAGAAGAACAGAAGATCGCCATTCAACTTTCGCATAACTCAATCACCGGTCACGATGACCCTGCCACCTTAAAGGCTTTGTATGAAAAGATTCTGGATACGGAACTCAAGAAATATAGCGGACTTGACGACAAGACACTGGATTTACTTGACAAGTTCGGCACTCTCAGTATTTCAGAAGCAAACCTCCAGTTTCAGACATTGAGCGCGGTATTTTTACCGGATGAGCTGGAATCAGCTCAAAAAGTCATCAACGAAGCCATAGTGCAGGTGAAAAGTTCCAAAGCTGTTTGGCTTGTTCGTATGTCCGAATACGATCGCTGGCTTGATGCGCAAGAGATTGCCTCCTCGGCCTACAATGTCAAAAATGTAGCGACGGCGATAGACCTCATTCTCCGTGTTTTTGAGAGGAATATGGATCAACTTGCGGAAGCATGGGAAGACGCGCCAGATGGCAAGAGGTGGGTCCCAATTGAAAGTGTCATAGGCCGCTCAAAGATACCTGCTGAAAGTGCCAAAATTGTTCGTAAGGCAATTGACAAAATGATTGGAAGGCAAGAATTGGACAGCAAGAATATGTGGCAGGCATTGGAATATTGGGCGAATAGCTATCTTGATGGGGAGTAGGTGAAACATCATGCCGGCTCCGAAAAAATACAATCCGAAATATCACGATGCCTGGGCATGGTCCCTTGCAATCAAAGGGGCAACTGATGAGGAAATCGCAAGTGCCTTCGGGGTCTCACGGCAAACAATTATTCGATGGTCCAAGAAGAAAAATGAAAAGGGCGAAACGGTGCTCACCTCTTTTGGAGAAGCTCTCCAGGCTGGCAAAGAAGCAGCAGATGCTCATGTGGAAAGAAAACTCTATGAGCGTTGTCTTGGTTACGAGTACGAGGAAGCAAAGCAAATCATAGATCACGATTCGTCAGGACGCCCGTTTATCAAGAGGACAGAAGTGACGAAGAAAACCGTCCCGCCTGATACAATGGCAATTATGTATTGGCTCAATAACAGAAAACGTAGCACTGGCGAGTGGTCGCAGCGTCAGGATGTCAATCTGAACCTCGGCAATGATGGTGAAGATGTCGTAATCTATATCCCTGATAACGGACGGGATACAGGTGAGTAAAGTTGTAGAGTTACGCCCCCAGCCTGGGCCTCAGGAAATGTTCCTTGCGACCAAGGCTGACATTTGCATTTATGGAGGTGCTGCGGGTGGAGGAAAGACCTACGGACTGTTGCTTGATGCGTTGCGCCATAAGAACCGACCAGGTTTCGGTGAGGTAATATTCCGGAAAAACTCAATCCAAATCTACAATGAAGGCGGCCTTCTCGATGAAAGTTTGCGGATGTACAGTGGGATTAAAGGTGCAGAACTGAAGCGTTCTCCGCGCCCACAGTGGACATTCAACGGAAAGGGAAAGGTTAGTTTTGCACATATTGATGGGGATGATGATCTCAAAAAATTTCAAGGTTCCCAGATGGCAGCAATAGGTTTTGATGAGCTTACGCACTTTACCGAAAGCCAGTTTTTCTATATGCTTTCGCGAAACCGAACCACCTGTGGAATAAAGCCATATGTTCGAGCTACCTGTAACCCTGACGCTGACAGCTGGGTTGCAAAGTTTATCGAGTGGTGGATAGATCCGGATACTGGTTATCCCATTAAAGAACGTAGCGGTAAAATCCGATGGATGATACGTCGAAATGAGACCTTGTATTGGGCTGACACCATAGAAGAACTATGGGAACGCTTTGAACTAAAAACTCAGGAAGAGAAGCAAGAACCAAAATCTGTCACATTTATTATGAGCACACTGTATGACAATCAAATCCTGATGAAACAGGATCCGTCGTACATTTCCAACCTGAAAGCTTTGTCAGTGGTTGAGCGCGAACGCTTGCTTTATGGTAACTGGAAAATCAAACCTGCCGCTGGCCTCTATTTCAAGAGAAGCCAGATCGGTCAGATGTTGACCATGATACCAAACGACGTTGTGCGTTGGGTAAGGGCGTGGGATCTCGCTGCTACCGCAGAAGGGGAAGGAGGCGAACCTGCCTACACTGCTGGTGTCCTTATGGGTAAACGAAAGAATGGTCGGTATATTGTGGCTGATGTCATCAACGTAAGGCAAACAGCTGCAGATGTCAGAAAGACTATTAAGTTTACTGCTATGAGCGATATTGCAAAATATAAGCGAGTAAAGATTAGGTTGCCTCAAGACCCTGGACAGGCTGGCAAGGATCAAGCTCAGAGCTATATTAAGTACTTGGCCGGATTTGACGTTACCGCTATACCTGAATCTGGAAGCAAGGAAGTTCGTGCAGAACCTATGGCTGCGCAGTGGCAGGCTGGTAATTTTGATATTCTGATAGCAGATTGGAACGAAGCTTATTTTAACCAGCTTGAGAGCTTTCCAATGAGTAAATTCAAAGATATGGTGGATGCAGGTAGTTCTGCTTTTTCCCAGTTGGAACTTAAAAAGACATTTGATATAACTAGCTTACTATAGTCGTTGAAAACAAGAGATTAAGAACAGGAGGAGTGAGATGTTCCGTGCAGATAGTCTTTCGGATGTAATTTGGCAGTATGGGGCACAATACGTTGATACTCCGAGTGGCCTTGTTGTCCCAGACTATGATCTGGCCGAAAAGTACCAGTATAACGGCCTTTTCAGCAAGATCATCGACCGGCCAGCCGAGGAAGCTCTCAAGCATGGGATGAAGTACAATGTGGGCGATCCCCAGCTGGAGGAATTTTTGGATGACGCTCTCGACCGTCTGGATTGGGAAGACAAGGCAACTACCGCTATCCGCTGGGCGAGGC